TCCCTTTACAACCTTTTTGATTATTTTCATATTACCTCCTCATCCCAATCATTACGTTTGCAATCTGTGAAACAATGATTACTGGGATAATGACTTCTTGGGCTTTTTCTCTCTGATCATCTGTCATGTCCATACCCAATTCAGAGAAATTGGATAGGAGTTCTGTAACATCCACTTCAAATACTGCTCCAAGTGGGTCTGCTAAGAATGCTTCTGTTTGCACTTCTGTTACTGCATCTGCTAATGTAAATGGCATTGGGGTTTCTCCTGCATCCCCTGCTCTTTCTGCGAACTCAACAAATGCTGATGCAAGTGCTGGGTTAGATTTCATCTGCTCAGCAATCTGTGCAACTTCTGATGCTTTGATACCAAGGTCCCCCGCAATTTCTGCTTTTGCTTCTTGGGTCAAAGAATTAAGGGTTTGGCTAACTGCTGCTATCTGCTCAGGTGAAAGTGTAACTAACTTGTTATCCTTGCTTGTAAGGTTAGCGATAACTCCAGATAAATCTTCTGATGTTCCTGTACCCTTTTCAGGAATAAGTTCAGCCAACTCTTCATCTTCTATTTCAGGATTAGTTGTTGGTTCTGGTTCAGGAGTTGGTTCTTCTGTAGGTTCTGAAGTTGGTTCTTCAGTTGGATCTACGACTGGCTCATCTGTTGGTTCTGGATCTGGGGTAGGCTCATCAGTTGGCTCTGGCTTAGGGTCTTCTGTAGGCTCTTCTGTAGGCTCTGGAGATGGCTCTGTGGTAGGTTCTTCAGTAGGTTCTTCTGTTGGCTCAGTTGATGGTTCTGGAGAAGGCTCTGGGGTAGGCTCAACTGTAACCTCTGGTGTTGGTTCTGGCTGTGGCATGTTTGCAAGGGCAGTAGCAATGGCAGCATTAAGTTCTCTTTGTGCTTGCTCGTAGTAATATTCCCAAGCATCATTAATAGCATTATTTAAGTCAACGATTGATTGATTATATATTTCTATTCTGCTGTTCTTCAACTCTAAAGCATCTTCTGTATCTGCAACGGCATCAAGATGTTCCTGTGTCTTAGTTTGCAAGATCTGATTCATTGATGATAGTATTGCATTCTCAGAGTTGTATACGCTTAGTTTGTCATTATATACTGCTAACTTATTATTATAATTTGTTTGTGCAGTAGTCCTTGCTGCAAGTGCTTCATCATATGCATTTAACTGTGATTGAGTTGGTCCTGGTCCAGAAGAGAATGTTCCAAGGTTACAACTAAAACCTACTCCCCATCCACCAGTATAGTCACAACCTGCTCCAGTCCAACCTCCAGGAATTGCCCATCCAAGATGGTAAGAGCCTGGGCCTCCTCCGTTATACCACCATATCTCTACATCTAAAGTCTTGTCTTCACTAACATCATACACTGGAGAGTAATCACTCCAGGTAACACCCTGTTCCACCCAGTTATTGACAGCAAGTTGTCCATCAACATACATTCTAAACCCATCATCTGTGGATCCTGCAAAATATGTTTGTGTCCAGTGGTCTGGAACAGTAATTCTTCCAGTAAACTTAACTATAATGTTTTCATATCTACTACATACTGGAAGGCTCATTGAGTTTGAGTTCCAAGTGCCAGTACATATAACAGATCCAGGAACTGCCTGGTTTCCATTTCTTAATAGGTTATAAACCGTATAGGCAAGCCCTGATCCTCCAGCACTCTGAATATTTGATTGGGTGGTTTGAACATTTATGTTGGCTATGCTGAGAGCATCCTGTGCATCGTTTCTTTCTTCAATAGCGTTGTCTTTATGTTCAAGGGCCAAGGCTACTGTGGCTGTCTGACCGTCTACATTTGATTGGGCAAGATTTATTTCTTCTAAGGCTACAGCCTCTGCTTCTACTGCATCATTATAGGAATCATTGGCATCGTCTCTAAGTTCCATCGCATTTTTGGCATAGGTAAACTTATTTTCTGCTATGCCTATAAGATCTATAAAGTCATCTTGGTAACCAAGGTCATCTACGCTATCGTTAAGTTTCTGTATTTCTTGGGCTGCAACAGTTAGAGGGTCATCGCCATTTGCGGGGGAAATAAAAAGCCAGCTGAATGCAAGAGAGATTGCAGCTGTTATTCTAAATAATTTAACCTTTTTCAATGATAACCCCTACATAACAAATTTTGTTATGTAGCAATTATACCCTATTTGGGATTATCAGTTTTATAAAACCCAGTACCTTTAAATTGTATACCGAATGGACTGAAATGTCTTACCATTTCCGATTCACACTCAATACATGTATATCCTGGATCACTATCAGTTATAGAACGATTAACTGACATTATTGCATGTGCATCATCTTCTGTGCATTTGTATTCGTATACTGGCATTATTTATCCTTAATATTAATGAGCATTTTAAAGACTTGCTCAGGTCTGCCTTCGGTAGCGAATCGAAGATTATTTAACCTTAATTGTTTTAGGCTTTTTTTCTTCTGGAACAATTCGATCTACGTTAATATGCAACATACCATCTTCAATCTTTGCTCCAGTAACTTCCATATATTCGCCAAGTGCGAATGTTCTTGTAAACTTTCTAGACGCAATTCCCTTATGCAGGTACTCTCCGTCTGTTACTTCTTGAATCTCTCCAGTTACAATTAGTGCACCATTATTTACAGATACATTTATATCGTCTTTTGTAAATCCAGCCACTGCAATTGATACTTGAAAAGTATCTTCATCTAGCTTTAAAACATCATATGGAGGATAAGTTTGTCTAGCTGCTATTTGATGCACACTATTCATTCTTTCCAGATCACGATTAAAGCCTATAAAAAATGGATCTCTAAAAAGATCCATAGCAAATTGTGTTACCATTTTATTTCTCCTTTTAAGCAAGTAATATGGCCACCCCCTTTTGGCAGGTGACCATATTATTATACCATTTAAGCAACTAGAAATGCAACTACTTTTTTGATTTTGCTCTTGCCTTTGCTAAAGCATCAAAATCTTTAATCTTGGTATCTCCCATGTATCCCCAAGCATGTCCGTCTATAATCATTTGCTCATTAATAGACTTTTCTGATCCATCAAGAAACACCCAACCTAAAATTCTTCCATATTTTTCTGAAGAATCCATCTTTTCTGTTTTAATAACTACAGTCTTTGCTGAATCAATTGCATTTTTTAAATAGGACTTTGCTTCTAAGCCAAGCGCTTTCTCCATTTTATCTACAGTTCTGCTTTCTGGAGTATCAATTCCAGCTAACCTAACTCTTGAGCTAAATGAGATATCAAAACCCAAATCTATATCTACATCAATTGTATCTCCGTCTACAACCTTAGTAACTTTTTTTACATAGTATTCAAACATTACTTTGTTACTGCTGGCTTTCCGCCGCCACCCTTTGCTGGCTTTGCTGGTGCTGCCTTTTTAGAAACTGGCTTATCCGTCTTTGGCTTAACTGCTTGACCAAATGCTGGGCGTCCAAATCCTACAATAAATACTGGTTGGCTCTTGCGAAGCTTTGACCCATTCTTCTTCTTATATGCACGATTCTTAAGGCATGCTTGTCCGCCATTTCTCTGATCTCCCTTTTTATCTGGACTAGTATTTCCTTCTGCAACATCAACTGTTCCATCTGCATTAACTGCAGTAACAATTCCTACATGAGAAATTCTATCGACACCATCGTTTGGAAAATCAAAATACGCTATATCTCCAACTGCTGGTGTTGCTGTATCTACTGGCTGCCAGGTGCCTGCTTTAATAAATGCTTGTGCACCTGCTGGAGTGTAGACTGTATTAGGCATCTTTACCCCAGCCTCATTTGCACACCACATTATATAACTTCCGCACCATGGTTGGAAGTTGGACTTTGTAAACTTACCATACTTTGTCTCGTTATCTTTTGGACCTTCAATGTATCCAATTTCTGCCAACGCTACTTCTACTAATCTTGCTGCTGATCCTTGTACTGCTGCCATTTCAATTCTCCCTAATTTTCTTTATTTCAGTATTTAAACAATACATCATTTATATTCTTATTATACCATTTCTATATTTAGACTATCTAATTGAGTTATTTATGTGAAGAAGCTTAATTGACTCTACGTTTACATGCTTTGGCATAGAAACAGACCACCTAACTGCCTCAGCAACATCCTCTGGAGTCAGCCTATTTTCAGCGTCACCCTGATTTCTGCTATTAACATTACCAGGTGCGATCTCGGTAACCCTGACATTTTGGTATAGCATTTCCATTCTTAGCAGTTCAGATAGCGCAACCTCTGCATGCTTTGCTACTGTGTATCCAGAACCTCCACGATATACATAATGACCGCATGTCGAAGTTATAAAAATAACATGCCCATCTTCATTCTTGATCATATTTGGGACCAGGAGTCTAGTAAGATTTACTGGTGCTAGAACATTTAGATTATAAGCGTATCTCCATCTATCCAATGAGTCATTTATTATTGGAAGGTTAGTTGCTCCGCCGCCTGCATTATTTACTAAAACAGATACATCTTTATCACCTAAATATGAAACAAACTGGTTTACTGCGTCCTCATCAGTAATGTCTAGAGTGTAAGACTCAATGTTTGGGTCACCTGACGCTAAATCTTCAATTTCATCTGTGCTTCTAGCAACAGCAATAACATGAAAGCCGTCAGAGGAAAGAGCCTTGCAGGTGGCCTTTCCAATACCAAAA